TAACTGTTTCACTTGGATAAACAGCATTAAAGCTGTCAATGCTGATTGTGTCCTTGGTTTCGGAACAATTTGTGTACATTTGTACCAATGCAGAGTGGTTTAGAATGTCTGATGCAGCCTTGCCAAAAGCAGTGTTCTCATTAACATAATCAGCAATCTTATAAGCAATAGCACTGATCATGTGTTCCATTGGAATGATAACACGCATGTCACGAGCCTTGCGCCCATTGTACAATGCTTCCAGTTTAGTATGTCCAGCCCAATCAATTTGATCGTCAGGTCCGTACTTCTTTAAGGTCATTGCAAATGTAGCATCTTCGGGGCTGATCATTTTGTAGTCTACTGCTAACTTTAACGGAGCGCCAAAGTGACCCTTGGCATCAATGTCTTTTAAGATTTCAACAACTACTTTGTGCTTTTCCAGCAATGCCGCACCTTTAGGAGCAACTTTTAATTCGTTGATACTCTTTAACAAGTTAACAACACTAGCACTGGCACCAGAAGCACCTTTGCTGGATAACTTGATTTGCTTGCCTTGTGGATTAACAATTAAGCTGTCATACAAGCCACCAGTGACTGCGGCATTGAAACTGATTGTACAATCTTTATATCCACCTTTGCCAAAGAAGATGTCAGCGGCTTCACTAGCATTACCTTTAATAGGTTTGTCCATCAGCAATGCCAATGGCTGTAGCATTTCGCAGAAGTAATCGCGGAACGCTGTCATGTTAATGTTTCCCTTAGGGAATGTAATAGGAAACTTGTTGGCAGTTAAAAACGCATTTAGCGCAACAACTTCATCACTGCCTTGACCAAACTTAGCAATGATTTGTCTAGAGATAGAATCAACATTGTTGTTTTGGAACTGTGTTAGAATCTCACTTGGCTTATAGCCTGTGTTTTCTTTTTGTCCTGCTTTGCTTTGATACTTGAAGCCACCAGGAATGGCATCATGTTGCCAATCGTTTTGTACGCGGTTAGCACTAATTTGTTTATAGTAACGACCCAAGAAATAGTCTTTACCATGTGGTGCGTAGTTGAACTTGGCAATAGCGAATGCCAACATACCAGCATTTGGTTTGTTTGTCCATTCAATTGGCTGTTTTGCTTCCAATGCGGCAATTGCCGCTTGCATTTCTTCTTTTGAACTGAATTGTCCACGTTCAGGATAAAAGTCCAAACTTTGGAAAACAATGATATCACCTTGTGCGTTTTTAAATTGTTCACCAGGAACGCGAGCAGCAAGGCCACGGCCTTCAACTAAGACTTCAATTTTAGTTTCAAATATTTGACGGAATAACATTTAAATTTCAACCCCTTCACGACCTAGAGTTTCTCTAGCATCAGCTAATAACTCTTCACGTTGAGGATTATTTTCTAGTGCTTTAAGTACAGCTTCAACGCTGGTCAAGCTAGTACGATCAAATCCATGACCAAACAATAATTCAGAAACATGATCCGGATTGTCGCCATTGTCAACTAATTTCTTAGTGGCACGATCTATTAGACCAGTGGTAGGATTCCAAGTGTAGCCTTTTACTTTAGCAATGCTACTTAGTAGAATTTGTTTGTGGGCTCCGCGATACTTGCTGTGTGGATCAGCGGCCATTGCAAACTTTGCAAAGTCCAAATTGGGCACAAACATAAAATCTGTTTGAACATAACCACGTTCAGGACTGCCACCAATTGGTGTTTTAAAGTGTACGCTGATACCAGACTTTCTGATAAATGCAGTTGAATCTTCGCCATGTTGGCTACACCATGCGCTTAGTTTAGCAACTAGTTCTTCTTTGGTAACACCAGGTGGGATACCAATGTCCAAGTCGCCGCTGGTGGGTGTTTTACCAGTTGTACCCAACGCATGTTCAAAATGCGGGATACCAGTAATCTTTTCAAGAAAGCGTACAGTTGGTTCTACATCAGCTTGATTGATACGCTGTGTTAGTTCCTTGCCTTCTTTGTCTTTAAACACATTGCCGCCTTCAGCAATAACTGCTTTGGCGCCATGATAGTACTCCACCACTGTATCAGTTTCCGTGTCAACACGGGCCCAACGTCCGTTTACTTGACGTAGAGATTCATATACAGTTACTCGTGGAGTGATATCACTTAAGAACATTATTAGGCCTTAGGAGCTTTCTTGGCACGTGGCTTCTTTTCGCCTGCTGTCTTCTTAGGAGCAGCCTTTTTCTTAGGAGCTGGTACTTCAACTGCGCCTGCACCTTCAACTGGCAACATCAAACCCGCAACCGGAATCACTACTGTTGCAGGGGGCTCACCTAATGCAACAACGCTAGGAGCTTCTACTTTGTACGGTGCTTCTGGGGCTGGTGTGCTACCAAAACCGAACAGCTTCTTTAAAAATGAGAACATTTCTTTTCCTTTTATTATAGTCGTTGAATCATCAACAACTGTGTGTTATATTTAGTTTTTTGGCTGAACTTATGGCAGTTCGAAATGCCTGCTATTTCATAGCAACTTGCATGTAATCAGCAAAGTTATCCTTGCGATTTTCTAAACCACGCAGGCCCGGATTGATTTTTTTGGTTACACCTGTAGTGTCTTTAAAGTTATCTACGTTGGGTTGTACACGGTGCTTCCAAAACCACACTGCAATCTTGGCTGCGACTGCAGGATCTTCTGCCAGCTCTGGATGCTTTTCTAAAGGAATGCCCAGTTCTTCTCCGGCCCGCTTGTAATTGTATCGACCTGTAATTTGGATAAAGCCACGACCCTTAAACTTTGCCCCATCACCTACTACCTTGTTGCCTAATGCTTTGGCTTTCTTTGGAGCGTACTTTGGATCGTATTTGCGGAAGTCCAAGCTGCCGCCAAACTCTGTTAAACGCTTGAAGTCCATGGTTTCGTGAGCACATTGGGCCATAAAAGCCGCAAGTTCAGATCCTTGTAAGCCAGATGACTTTGCAACCTTTAGCAATACTGCTTCCAATGGGTTGTTGGTAATTGGCTGTACGTTTAGTTTTTTAGCTGGCTCTGCTTTTGGTTCAGCTTTGACAGCGGCCGGAGCACTTGGTGCAGATTTGGCTTGTGCAAATGTTTTTGGCACTGCTGGTGCTTTTGTCGTTGCTTGCGCCACTGCGGCAGTTGGCTCTTTAAAATAATCCTGTGCGGCTTGCTTGGCCATCATACCGCCCATACCGCCTGCGGCAATACCACCAGCAACGGCCAAGTTGGTAATTGTATCTTTCCAACCTTCTTCTAAGTCATCTTCGAACAGTGGCCCAGCAACAACATTGGTCGCTTTTTCAGCTTGTAAGCCACGCACCAAGGCAGCACGGAATTCTGTAGTAATGTCTCTGCTACGATATCCACCGCGTGGGAAGATATGTACTTCAATTGGATTATCGCCTTCTAGCTTTTGTATAGCTGTCATGCGATTGCGACCTTCATGTCCCGCAACTTGCGCAGGCGTAGAGAAGTCGCCGTCATCCCACTCTGCGGGGATTTTAATTTCTAAGAATGGAGCACCAATTGCCCCACCGTCGGCAATGTATTTTTCTAACTTGGCGCTATGTTCTTGTCCAAGTGGTGCAGCCAGCCGTAGGAATGTGCTGGGCTTCATCATAACTCGCAGACCAAAGTAGTCTACATCTTGGTTATAAGGTACTGCTCCAGCACCGTCTTTGTTGTCAATTTTAACTTCGGATAATAGTTCACGTAAACGCATCAGATATTTACCTGAAATGCCTTTTACGGTAACTACATCATTTGCCGTTGATAGACTTCATCTTTTCGCGTTTTTCGTGAGTGTCCCTGCAATCAACGCAACAGAATGTAAACTCAGTTGGTTCCTCACATTCAATGCAAAAGCCTGTCCGGATTGGTACAAACTCTTTTGCTGTAGCTCGGCGAAGCTCTTCGGCTGCTTCCATTGCTTCTTGAGCGTCATCGATAATATCTGCCATGTTATTCCCTTATTGTTTTACTTCGACAATTTCAAAATCATCTGCGTCGAAGAAAGTTACTTGATATTCTTCATCTCCATACTTATAGTAATCGGTGATGAATCGTTGGTTATTGGTTGATTGATATGCTTCTAAAAATTGCAAGATAAGCCACATATCGGCTTTTTCTTGTCCAGCTAATGTTCGTTCGTTGGGACGCACAATGCCAGCTCTTACTAAAAAGTCAAACGCTTCTTCTTTGGTTTTTGTTTTAAAGTCCATTTGTCAAGACCCACATAAACACATCGGGTCCGTCAAGGATGACCATATCGCTTGCGTACTTTAGTCGCTTGGAGCGATACTTGCTGCCAATCTTTTCTACTTCAACCATCTTGGGAGTAAAGCGTTTGACCTGTGCAATGTACAATCCGTTATCACTTACTGCAACATACTGCCCTTCCTTGAACTCTCGTCCCATCAAGTCATGGTGTAGTTCGGTTGGAACAACACTTTTGATTGGCTTTTTAACAGTTGTCATCTTCTGTTTCCTCTTTCAGTTGGCTCTTGTAAAACTCCAACTGATCAATCAAACTTTGAACGCCTTCGCTGTTCATACTGACTTCACCGTAGTACATGCTAAGAGCCACACGATTGTTTTCAGTTAGTCCCAAGCGGTAAAACACACGACCCGATTCTTCTTTTGGCTGTGTTACTTCTGGTACAGGCGGAACAGATTTGAGCTCGGGAAACTGAAGGACCTTGCCCATGTCAGTTCCAATTTTTTCCATGTCAGACGCTACGTTTCCTGTAGAGTATTCACGCCGCCCAAATGTTTTTCCAAACCAATCAAACATTAAAAACCTCCTGGCTTGTTAGCCTCACATTTGACACCCTTGCCAAACTCGTCCATGACTTGTCGTGTACCACCATGCTGGCTAACAACAAACTTGTATCCGTCAATGCATCGCATTTCAGTCATGCCGTTTACGCCGTAGCTGATGGTATTGCCTTGTCCAGCCCCGCCCATTACACCTAGGCCAATTGAAGCCACAACCATGATCATTACAAATACAACCATCATTTCAATTAAGGTAAATCCACGTTGTTTCATTTGTCGTTTATCACAGTAGTTGTTACAGTTTTACGAGTCTTACCGTTTGGTACTTCGTACGTTACAGTAGTATCGCTCTTGGGGCACCGCATGACACGCACATCTTCAATTTTGATGTAAACACAATCCGCCAGTTCGGGAATGTTTGACATTGAAGTCTTAGAGTAGTCACGCTGATCCAATGGACGTTTATCACACGCGGTGAGAGCAACCACCGCCAGTGCTAAAATGATTGCTCTGGTCATATTACTTCATCATCAGTGCGTTAAAGTTAGCAGGCACAACAATGGTCTGTACCTTGCCGTTCTTGATGCCTTCAGAAATATTCATCATGGCCTGTGCTTGCATGTATGCAATACTTTGAGCACCTTGATTACTTAGAGCTTGCATACGCTCTGCTTCCATCTTGGCAGTCTTAACTTCAACTTCTTTCTGCTTGAGTTCGTTCTTGGCACGAACCAATTCGTTGGCACTTGCTACAACTGAATCAGCAGGAACAACATTACGAATCAACACTTGACCAACAATCAAACTACCGTCTAGCTTTTCGTCAGCCAATGACTTTTGAATCTGTTCTTTGATGGCCGCTTCCATTGCTTGACGATTGTCAGCCATATCCAGTGCTTCGTACTTACGTGCTTCTTTGTAAATGGCATTACGAGCAGCCTGAGTGATGTAGTTGTACATCAGGTAAATGTCGCCGTTGTGACGAGCATGGAATGCTTGACTCTTTGTGCTGTACAGTTCAGCAACCTGTGCTTGGTTGATGTTGTAGATGACCACAGCATCAAAGTCTTTCATTGTTGAGTTGTCTTTGGCAACAGGAGTCATGTCATCCAGCTTGACGTTGACGTCCTTGATTGGGAATGTCAGCACATCGCCTACCAAGACTTGGTTAAAAGAGCCGGGCAATAGCTCGCCGCTTTGCACTTGTTTGTCAAAGCCCACACGAACACCCACTTCACCTGTTTCAATTCGAGTACAAGCAGATGTTAGAGCCACAGCGGCCGCCACAATAGAAAGTTTAATAGCACGATTCATTTAAAGAACTCCGGTTGAAAAAAGAAAGAAACACACAGAAAAGCCCAGTGTAAAGTAAATTACACGCAAGACCGAATTTGAAAACATAACTGATCCTTAGAACAGAACAACAATAAAAATCAGCAACCCGGTTGCCAACAGTGAACATAGTATAGCATAGGATACGAGCTTTGTCAATGCCCATGCTTCACTTCCGGACAAACTTCTTAGAATCTTGAACCCAAAAAAGAACAAGGCAAATAGGATTAACCAAAATAGGATTATACGGATCATTGTGCAACTCCGACAGCCTTCTTGATTTCGTAACGAGCAATCTTCTCGTCAAAGTACATCCGAGTACCTTCATTATAAGGACTTGCTACCACAATCTCACCTAACTCTACGGCAAGAGTTTGTACAAAGCGAGTAAGAATAGTTTGAGTGTCTTCCATCTGGTCCATTGGATCTCGATCCAAAATTGCAGTGTACTCGGTTATAAGTTTTTGTACAGATTTGTTCATAATTACATGCTCCAGTAAGATTCGCTTGCTGGGTTACAAGCCCAAGGAGTGTCACGATCAATTTGCACATCCTTGCCAGTCATCAAGTTCTTGACAGTTTTCATTGTGGGGTGGAACTCGATGCGGAAGCCTTTGCTTGTGGGCCACAGTTCGTATTGTAGTTCGCGGACTTCACGTTTCATCTCTGCCGCATCACGATTCTGCCAAACTGTGGTACTAACAAGACGCTCACCAGTCTTGGTGCGACGGTCTGTTTTGTAAATGTACATGGTGTGTGTCTGTTTCATCTTGAATCCTTTGTTGATGTGTGTATTATACGTTCAATTTGGTTCAATGTCAAGCCGCTTGCTTGGCTTCCATCATTTCGCTCAGGATGAACTTGGCCACGTTCATCTGCTTACGAACGTACTCTACTGAGCGAGGACCAGTGCCCATTGACATCATTTCTTGGCAGTCGCTCATGATGCCCATAACAACCATTTCAAGTCCGGAAAACTTTGCAGTGATGCTTTCCATGTACTGAGTACGGATATCTGCTTCTGACATACCGTAGCACTTGCTTTCAAATTCTGTCATTTTGGGTTCCTTTTTGCTGTTTATGTGTTTATTATACAGGTCCTGGCCCAAATGGTCAACCTTTTTCTGGCATTTTGGGCTGTTTTTTGAGCTTTTTTTGGCTCAAAAAGTGTTGTATTTTTACAACAAAAAGGTAATACTTACTGTTACATTTTTAACAATACGTCAAACACCCACATATCTGAGAAATTTTCATTCCCATACGCATACGGCACCCAAAAGTATCCGTTCTCGCCCCAGTCGTCCCCGAAACCATAGCCGTAACCTGGATAACCGTAGCCACCTAATACGCCGTATGGATAACCAATACCAGCGCCCAAGTAACCTCTTCGTGCCCCAAAGCCCAGACCAACAATACCGGATCTATACATATAGTATCCTCCTAATTAATTGATGCTAGTAGGTGTAGAAGTTTGTGTAGTACCTGTCATAGTACCTGTGTTAACTAGACCTTGGCTAGAAATTGCGCTTTGTAATGCGTTTACTGCGCTTAATTGATTAGCACTTTGGTAAGCACTAACTGCACCACCGTAAGCAAGACCCAAGCCACCGAATTGAACGCCCAAACCAGTCAATGCTGTGTTTGTGTTGATCAATGCTGTGTTCAAGTTTTGTGTGTTCAAGTCAACGATTAAGCGACGAGTAGCTTCAGCTTGCTCCATTACTAGACGTTGGTTAGCGGCGCTTGTGGCACCGATTGCCGCATCTGTACGAGCCGCAGCCAACATTGTCTGTAGCGTACTGTTAGCAATTTCTTGCTTGATGTTTGCTAGTTCTGTTGAGTCGTGTAATGCAACTTGCATAGCACGGTTGTTGATGTCGTTTGTTTGAGCGACTTGTAGTTTGTAGTTTTCAAAAATTGAATCGGAAACCTTTTCACGTACACCAGCTACCTGGTTTGTCAAAGCGAAGAAGGGATCAGTTGTTAGCATATCAGCCATTTTATTTTCCTTTAAAGTAAAATTCTAGGCTGTATGTTTGCCTAGGATTGTTCAACAACAGATTCGATTCTGCCGTTGTACAAAATTAGTTAAAGGAAAAACAGGCGATTACTCAGCGGCAAAAGTACTATGCTGTGCGTCAGTACTACAGTCAAAAAAATATCCCTTGCGGGATATTTTATTTTATGGGACCTGTTGCATTTGCCAGTGCAAGTTGTGTTCTGTTTTTAACACCATACCTTCGCAAGATTGCACTGACATGAATCTTAACTGTGTATTCACTTATCTTTAATATATCAGCAATCTTGGCATTACTGAGACCGCGTTTGGCAATGAGTACAAAGATTTCGCTTTGGCGTTTAGTTAGATCCACGCCTTTCTTCTTGCGTACATATCGCTTCATAGGCACTGCAATAGCCACAGCCGGCCAATGGCTTTGACCCCTACGTAAGCGTTCATATGCTTCTATAGTATCTGCTGAGTCAAAGAATCGCATACCTGGAATGATACCCAATACTTCGTTTCTTTTTAACTGTGCAATTAGTTCTACATCACATGCTGACGGAACAACTACTGCAATGTTAATAGTCTTGTCCGACACAAATTTAGTAAGCGATGACAACATGGTAAGCACTTCGCCTAGCATCATGTTTTCACGTTCCAAAAAGTCTAAACGAAATACTACCAACAAGTTGTTTCGAGCATCATCCTGCATTAGTGTAATAAGCGATGCCCAAGTTGGAGCAACGGTAACTTCAATACCCGACGTCTTCTTCAAGTTATCAGCCACATTGTGAATTGACTTCAACTCGTTTGCTTGAATATTTTTGTCTTTGGCTGACGAGACCCAGGGACAAAAATAAACTATTTCAGATAATGTTTCAGGCATGTAATCCCTTGTTTCCGGCCAAGGCCAATTGTGTTCTATTCCTTACACCGTATGCTTTTAAGATAGAACTGATATGCACCTTCACAGTGCTTTCACTGATATTTAAAATCTGTGCGATCTTCTTGTTGCTCAAACCGCGGTTGGCCACCAAAGCCAGGATTTCTCTTTGGCGGCCATCCGTCTGCTAGCAACTCTGCCACACGACGATGGAACTCATCGTGCGTGGCATTGATAACACAATATTCGCGGATCAATCGTAATCCTTTTTTCCACCATGCTGTTCATTGTAGTCGTAGCCAGCATGATAGTCGTTAATTTCTTCGGAACTCAACAGGCTCATTTCAATACGTGGACCGCTGTTGCCACCAACACCACCGCAATGCGGATTTCGTTCTCGACCATAATAGCTGTCGGCGGATCCACGATCAAAAGCATTGCCGTGTTTTTGATTATACGTCTTGCCGTTAAACTCAATTTTGGTAACTTGATCAAACATAACGTTCTCCTTTAAATTAAGAATCAATTGCTTTTCTAAACAAAATCTCTTGCCTGGCAAAGGCGTCTTGTTCCCAAGGTTGGTCTAGATATTTTGTGCGTTTTGTATAACGCTTACCGGCCCAATGGTTAGTCCCATTTATAGTTTTAAGAATACCTTTGGCCATTTGTCGTACATGAACCATTTCGTGGGCCAGTGTTAATCCAACGTCCTTGATACTCATTTTTGATTGTATAACGACCACGTAACTGTCTAATAGATCAACCGGCACTGTCATTCCCATGCCTTCGCAGTCGCTTTCTAATCGAACTAGCACTGCCTTGCGACTATTTGACAACCCCAATTGTTCAATAATCGAAGGCAGTATGGCCTCGACAAACTTTCGTTTCTTGGAACTTCTGGCTTCTACTTTGAATTCCATAGCAGTTCCTTAGATATAAAAAGGCGAGTTGAAACCGCAAGCATCGTAAACACATTCACGAACTGCTGTGTCAGTGGCTTCGCCAAAGTCTTCGGGGAAACGTTCAGCCAAACTGCTGAGTTCGTTGTAAACTTTGGGCCAATCCAATTTGAGAATCCGAGCAGTTCGCACAATGGCGTCTACTGCATCGTTACCAGCTTCAGAGAACATAGCATAATCACGCATAGTATTTCCTTATTAAAGAGTGTTAAGAGTGGGTTGCAATTCTGCAATCAATTCACGCTCACGAGCATGAGCCGCTGTCTTGCCGCGAACCACTTCCAGCAAGTAGGGAGTAAAGCCTTCACGACCATATGTACGAAGTGCTGTACACAAGTTCCAGTTCTTGCTTTCTGTGTTAGCACGGCTAAGGTGACGGTTAAAACGTCCACGAACAGAAGATAGTGCAGTACCATCAACTACAGTGATACCAATGTAGCTTTCGCCAGTTACTTCGCAAAACAGTTCGTAGATTGCATGGTTACGATCTGTACGGCGCTTGCGTTGTGTTGGAGTGTTTTTGCTGTTCATGTGTTTATTATACTGCGATCTGGACCAGAAGTCAACCGTTTTTAGCGTTTTTGAGCCTGATTTCTGGGTTTTTGGGCTGTTTTTTGAGCTAAAAATTGTGTACTTTTGTTGTAATTTAACAACACTTGTTATTGTGGGTTTTTTTGCCACAAAACTCAATTTTAAATCCCGCTTTAAACTAAATAAACTTGGCAGATGACTTTGCCCTATACATAAGGAGACCAAAATGGCCTCAAAATTAATGGTTATCAAACAAACTCGCCCAT